GGACGGCTGAGGGCGCGGCACTGGACGAGAGCGAGCCGAAGTTCAGCCGGCTTGTCCTGATCGCCAATAAGCTGACTGCTTACACCGAAATTCCGAACGAGCTTTTGCAGGACAGCATTACGGCGATGGACGTGTGGTTCAACACCTTCTTCCCGCAGGCGCTGGCGTTCTTCCGCGACCTGGCGTTCATCGCCGGCGACGGCGTCGACCAGCCGCTCGGCCTGGTCAACGCCCCCGGCGCGGTCACGGTGACGGACAGCACCTCCCAGACCGTCACCTACGCGGACGTCGTGAAGATGTTCTCGCGGATGTGGCCGGGCAGCCTGAAGAACGCCGTCTGGCTGGCCGCGCCGGACGCCATCCCGCAGCTGGCGGAGATGGCGGTTACCAGCGGATCGACCACGGTGGCACCCCCGGTGTTCCTGCCGGGCAACTCGGCGATGAACGCGCCGGGCGGCCTGGACGACGGCCGGAACTTCACCCTGTTCGGGCGGCCGGGAATCGTGTCCGAGAAGGCGCCCACCTGGGGGAAGGCCGGCACGCTCGGGTTCTACGACCTGTCCAAGTACCTGGTGGGCGACCGGCAGGCCATGCAGATCGCGTCGAGCGCCGAGTACAAGTTCGGCAACGACAAGGTCGCCTACCGCGTCATCGAGCGGCTTGACGGCCGCCCGTGGGTCCAATCGGCGATCACCCCGGCGAACGGCTCGGCCAACACGCTGTCCCCGTACGTCCTTCTTGAGACCACCGCCTGACGATGGACTTCCGGGACTCGCGGCACTACAGGGCGGACGCGCCGGGCGCGCGGCTGGACGGCCAGCCATGGGCCCGGTCGTGGCCGTCCTATCTTGCCGCGGTGTTCGGCGAGGACTCGTCGGCGCGGGTGTTCATCCGGAACGCCTGGACCGAGCGCGTCGGGTCCGAGGGCGGCTACCTCCTGCCGGAGAGCCTGCGCGCCCAGGTGATGAGCTACGTCACGCCGCCGGTGGTGCGCCCGCGGGCGATGGTGCTGCCGATGAGCACGTACCGGCTCGCGGTGCCGTACGTCGACAACCCGTCGCAGGCGAGCGGGAAGCAGGCGCTCGGCGGCCTGACGTTCAGCTTTGTCGAGGACGGGGCGCCGATCCCGGCGAGCAACCCGAAGTTCGGCCGGGCGCTGCTCGACGCCCGGAAGCTGGCCGCCCTCGTCGGGATCCCGAACGAGCTGGACTCGGACGCGGCGGGCGCGCTCGGCGACTTCATCGCCCGGGTCGCCGCCATCGGCTACCACTGGACCGAGGACGACGCGTTCATCGCGGGAAACGGGGCGAACGGCCCGCAGGGCATCCTGAATGCCCCGTGCGCCGTCACCGTGCCGCGCACCGGGACGTACGTCCAGGCGGCGGATGTCGCGAACATGCTGGCCGCGCTGCACCCGGCGGCGCTCGCGGCCGGGCTGACGCCGGGGATCACCGACGTGGGCTGGCTGGTCTCGGAGTCGCTGATCGCGGCGATCCTGCAGATGTACCTGGTGCCGGTCACTCCCCCGGCGACGGCGGGCGCTCCGGCGGCGCTGCCGTCCTGGCTGTCGCTAGGCGACGGGCACCAGATCGGGCCGAGCATCCTCGGCCTGCCGGCGTTCGTGACCGATCACCAGCCCGCCGCGGGGCAGCCGGGAGACCTGGCGCTAGCCGATCTCCGCAACTACCTGATCGGCGACCGCATGGAGCTGGCGATCGAGCGGTCGTCGGCCGGGCCCGGGTTCGCCGCGGACATCACCAACTACCGGGTCACGTCAAGAGTTGATGGCCGGTATCAGGTTCCGGGCGCCACTACTACCGAAGCTGGCCAGGCGGTAAGCCCTGTCGTTGTACTGGGGGCGGCAGCCTGATGCCTAAGTGTCAGCCAGGATGCACGTGCGGGCGGCATCGCATCGGCGCGCTTCCCATTCAGGAAGAACTTCCCCTCAACGTGACGCGCCTGCGTCGGAAAGAGAGTGCGTAATGGCTGGCATCGAGGCACTAGGGCGGCTGGTCGACTACAGCGTCGGCGTTGCGCCGGTGGACCTGTCGGGGGGCGCCCAGACGGGCAAGCGGGTGAGCCTGAAGAACGCGAGCGGCGTGCAGGTCGTGATCTTCAAGGGCGCCGCGTCGACGGGCACCGACCCGGCGTTCACGTTCAAGGAGGCGACCGCCGACACGTCCGGCACGTCGCAGGTGATGGCGACGCCGCCGGCCTACTTCTACAAGAAGTCCGCGACGGCGCTGGCAGGCACCGAGCAGTGGGCGCAGGTCGCGGCCACCTACAGCGCCGGCGTGATCACGCTAACCGGCGAGGAGGGCAACCAGGGCATCTACGTGTTCGACGTCCTGGCCGAGGACCTGTCGGCGGGCTTCGAGTACCTCGAGGTCGACTCCGGCGACGCCGGGTCGGTCGCCCAGCTGGGCGGCGTCCTGTTCATCGCGCACGACCTCCTGGTGCAGCGCGACCCGGCGCTCCTGGCCGCGCTGAGCAGCTGATGACCGGGCGGTGGGCGTGCGAGGCGTGCGGGAGCCCTTGGGCTCCCGGCGCCCCGTGCTGCCCGCAGTGCCGCTCGACGAACCACACCGAGGACGCGGAGGAGGACGGGATGCCGAAGATCGACCGGAACGGCCGCGTGTCGTACGAGGCTGACGCCAAGGCGTCCGCAGACTCCGCCGTGCTCGAGGAGAAGCTGGCGGAGGACGAGGCGGAGATCGCCGAGCTCGAGGCAGAGCAGGCCGCCCCCGCGCCTGTCGCCCCGACCGTCGTCATCGAGCACCCGGCCGATGGCACCACGTCCCCGCCCGTCAGCAACGCCGCGCCCGCCGCGGCCGCGCCCCGGCCGCCTCGCGTCCCACCGCGCCGCACGTCCCCGCCGGGTGGCGCCGGTGACTGAGCAGACGGGCGGCTGGTACGGGCTGCACTCGGTTTTCGAGCAGCAGCGGTCGGAGTTCGAGGCGTACGTCTCGGCCCCGCCGGTGGCGTGCCCGAATGACGGGGAGCCGCTGGTCAACGCGCCGTCCGCCAAGAGCGGATCGGGCATCGAGCTGTTCTGCAAGTACTGCTTCTGGCAGTATCCCCGCGACTGGCATCCGCCGATCCGGATGGACTCGGGCGGCCTGGAGAGCCCGCTGTGACCGCGAAGACCACGGCCACCGCCGGGAAGACGGTCAAGAGGAAGACCGTCGCCAGGAAGAGCAGCAAGGCCGGCAAGGCGACGTCGAGCAAGATGACCGCGGCGCAGAAGCACACCGCCCACGTCAAGCACGTGCAGCACCTGGCGCACCTGGCGCACCTGACCGCGATCGGGAAGGCGCCGAAGGTGGCGCTGGCCCGGGCGGGGGATCTCCTGCCGGTGTGCGCGTTCGAGGCGGTCGCGCAGTCGCTACGGCTGGCCGGCCAGTTCGTCCACGATGACGACGTGGCCGGCCTGTGGGACCTGGCGGGCGCGGATCCGCTCGGCGCGAGTCTGGCGGCGGCGCTGGACGCGGCGCGTCTGCACGGGCTCGCGGGGTGCCGTCCGCAGGGGGAACGGCTCGAACGGCTTGGACCAGTCCGCCTTGCGGATGAGTTCCGCCTGCCACGGCGTGATGATCCAGCCTTGCCGCTCGACCCATTCGAGCACTTCCCCGCCGGTGACGCTCATGCCCTGATCCTAGGCATCGACGTGCCGGGCCCGCACGCGGTGCTGGCGACCGCTGACGGCTGGTGGTCGTGGGGCGAGCTGCACGACCCATGGGAGTGCCGCGTAGGCCAGGCGTGGGCGGTGAGCTGGTCATGATCATCGCCTACGACACCGAGTTCCTCGAGGACGGGAAAACGATCGGGCTGATCTCGATCGGGATGGTGGCCGAGGACGGCCGCGAGTACTACGCGGTCAACAGCGACGCCCCGTGGGACCAGATCAGGAAGCACGACTGGCTGCTGCGCAACGTCGTGCCGTCGCTGCCGGTCACTAGCAGGAAGTCGCTCGACAGCTACGTCGCCAATCACCCCAACAGCTATCCGAGGCCGAGCGTCGGGTGCGTCGGCCCGGACCTCAATGACACGCGGGTCAAGCCGCACTGGGTGATAGCCAACGAGGTCCGCGACTTCATCCTCACCGAGCCGGACCCGCAGCTGTGGGCCTGGTACGCCGCCTACGACCACGTCGCGCTCTGCCAGCTGTGGGGCACGATGATGCAGCTGCCCAAGGGCGTCCCGATGTGGACGAACGACCTGAAGCAGGAAGCCGAGCGCCTCGGCAACCCGGAGCTTCCGCCGCTGCCGGGCGCGACCGAGCACAACGCACTGGACGACGCCCGCGAGGTCATGCAACGCCTGCGCTGGCTGCGAGAGCGCGGTGACGCGTGAGCATTTTTCGAACTTGCTATTGCAACAGGTACGAGCCGATGAGGGCGCTCGACTTCGCGCCGGGCGTCGATGTCATCGCCGCGGTCGACCGGGCGCTGACCGACGTGGCCGAGAACATCGACGGCAACCTTCACAGGGTGTTCTACCCGTCCGATGACACCCGCTACTTCGACTGGCCGACGCAGGGCATGAGCGGCGGCGGCCAGTACGCGGACCCGTGGCGGTACTGGCTCGACGAGAACGACCTGGCCTGTCTGACGTCGCTGGTCAGCGGCGGCGTGACGATCAGCCTCGACCAGGTGTTCGCGCGGCCGTGGGACAACCCGGCGAAGGGCCGCCCGTACTACACCGCGATCGAGCTGGACCGGGCGTACAGCGTGCAGTTCGGGAACAACGCGCAGACGCCCCAGTACTCGATCGCGATGGGCGGCACGTGGGGGTACGGGGCCGACGCGGACCCCGCCGGCACGCTCGCGGCCAACGTGCTCACCACCGACGACACGATCACCGTGACGAACGGGGCGAAGGCCGGCCCGGGCGACCTGGTCGTCCTCGGCTACGGGCGCGGCACGGCGCCGTTCCCGTCGAGCGCGCCGCACGCCGGGGCGATCGCGCCGTTCGTCGGGGAGCGGGTCCTGATCACCGACGTGGCCGCCGTCGCGACCGGGCTGACCCAGTCCGGGGCGGGCGTGACGTCGGACCTGGACAACGACCAGCAGCTCGAGTGGACCGGCACCGGGGCGCTGAACCCGGGCGAGGTCATCACCCTCGACGGCGAGGACATGCTCGTCGAGAAGATCATCGGCCCCGTCGCCACGGTCCGCAGGGCGTTCAACGGCTCGACGCTGGCCACCCACTCCGGCGCGGTGATCTACGCGTGGCGGCAGTGGAGTGTGCTCCGCGCGCAGCTCGGCACCACGGCGGTGACCGCCAGCGCGGGCGACGCGGTGAACAGGCACCGGGTGCCGCAGATGATCCGCGGCCTCGCGATCGCCGAAGTCGAGAACCAGCTGCTGCAGGAGGGCTCGGGCTACGCGCGGACCGTCGGCTCCGGGGACTCGGCGCACGCCGCGCCCGGCGTCGGCCTGGCCGACAAGTGGGCGGAGTGCCGCACCCGGCACGGCCGCAAGGCCCGGCAGAGGACGGTCTAGATGAGCATTCCCACGGGCCGCGCGTTCGCGAAGGCGCTCGAAGAGGCCGGGGTCGTCACCGACCTGAACACGGTCCAGCGGATCGTGATCGACATCAACGGGTGGGACGCCGTCCACGTCTACGTGGAGCGGATCGGCGACAGCCGGCTGCTGGACGCCTTCAAGGGCCCGCTCGGCATGATGCTCGCCGAGAACGCGCCGGAGCCTGAGCCGGTCCGCTACTGGGTGATGGTGGCTGACGAGCTGCTCGGCGACCCGGTCGCCGTGAAGGGCCTCGAGGAAGCCGGGCTGCGCATTGCCAGGGTCGGCGGCCGGGTCGACCGCTACTCGCAGAAGGTGCTCATCGAGGACCCGCAGGCGCCCCGGGAGCTGGACGGCCACGACGTCGAGCTGACCTTCCACCGGGAGGCCGACGGCCCGGTGACCGTCGAGCGGCGGGTGACCGCGTGAGCGGCTCGCTGAAGATCAAGGTCGACTGCCGCGTCTCCGGCCCACTGGCGAGCGGCGAGGCGGACAGGGCCGCGCAGGACTGGGCGACGAACACGACGCAGGCGATCGCCGATCAGGGCGTCGAGCTGCTGCGCACCTTTCCCGGCATGGACCGCACCGGCCGGGCGCGGGGCGGCTTCCAGCAGTTGCTGAGGGTCAAGCGGATCTCGCCGACCGAGACCCGCATCCCCGGCCCGCAGCAGCGGGGCGTCGCCTGGTCGCCGTGGCTCGAGGGCACGTCGAGCCGGAACGACAGCACCGGCTTCAAGGGCTACCACCTGTTCCGCAAGACCCGCGCCACGCTGGCCAAGATGGCCCCGGGCATCGCGGACGAGGAGCTGGACAAGGTCCTGCCACGGATGGGCGGTGGCGGCTGATGAGCCTCGTAAACCTGACCCTGTACCCGGTCGCCATCTACGGCAACCGCCCGGTTGAGGACGGCCCGGGCGAGGTGATCCCGCCGTCCGGCAAGGTCGCGCGGGTGGCGACGATCGAGCTGGGCACAGGCCTGTCCAATCACAGCGGCCGCTCGTACGAGCTGGTGGAGTACGGGCACGTCCACGACCTGCCGCAGCCTGAGCCCGGCACCGACTACATCGTGTCCCTAGTCGTCGCCCTCGCCTGTCATCGGGACGACCTGCTGGCCCCGTTCGTCGAGGTCCGGAATGAGCAGGGAACCATGATCGGCTGCCGCTACCTGCAAAGGGTCTGCTGATGGCCGGCACGTTCGACGGCGCCGCCATTGCCGACCTGATGGCCGCGGTCAAGTCGGTCCCGGCGTCGCTCGGCCCGTACCGGTCGTCGGTGCTCTTCCACGAGCCGAAGGCCGCCCCGACGGCCCTGCCGACGGTCGCCCTGTGGGCGGGCCCCATCGAGCCGATCGGGCAGGTGTCCGGCCTGTCCGAGGTGTCCGGCCGGGTGACCGTGATGGGCCGCATCTACGCCGCGAACGCGATGAACATCGACGACAAGGCCGAGGAGCTGCTGCTCAAGCTGACCAGCGACCTGCTGGGCGCGTTCGCCGGGGCGTTCACCCTCAACGGCTCGGCGATGTGCATGGACCTGCTAGGCGCCTACGGCCAGAAGCTGTCCGCCGTGCCCGGCTACCTGGCTCACGACGCGTCGTTCTTCCGAGTGTCGGAATGCACATTTCCGATCATCGTCGACCCATTGTGGACGGAGGCGCCGTGAGCGGCCCGGTGCTACGCGCGAGACTTCCGATCCTGCTGGTAGCAGGCGCCGCACATCCCCTTGGCCCGGTGCGGCCTGTCCGGGTGCCCGCAGTCGTTCACGCGGGGAACCACCTTCCCGGTCGAGTACTGGTTCGGCTGGTCGGGCATCGGGCGCCGGTTCTGCTGCTGCACGCTTCTCGACGCCCAGCGGCAGTTGGGCGGCCTGTTGTTGGCTCTGCACCAGTCGCAGTGCCCGCACCAGTAGCCCCCGTCGTTGTCGATGCGGTCGATGGTTGTGTCCGGCAGCCGCTCGCCCATGTCGGCGAGGAAGTTCTCGAACGTCAGCCAGCGAGGGCAGACCTCAATTCCACGGTCGACGTACCCCTGGGCCCTGCGACAGCGCGCCTTCATCGCGTTCCAGGACCTGTACGTCGGCGAGCGCCGAACTTCGCCGGTAGCCGGATCTGTAGACGCGTGGCCATGCCTGAGATTCGGCTGCCTGCCCGCGAGTTCGGGGCGCTTCTTGCCAGCCCAGAAACCCTGGTGCCGACCGCAGGTGCAGCCTTCGGGGCATGCCTGGTGCTCCTGGGCGGTCGCGGCAGCGGACAGCCTGGCCTTGACCTCCGGTCGCTGCATGGCGGCCTGCGTGGTCTCGCGAATCTTCGCGCGCTGCTCATCGGTCCACGGCTTGCGCTCGCGGGTGCGGGAAGCCTCCGCGATGCGCGCCCGGGCTTCCTCGCTGTGCTTGTAACCCTTAGACGACATAACCCTAATATACAAGCTGACTGCGCTGGAGGTGCTCTGTAGTGGCCAAAAGTACGGGGCTGGGGTCGCGCTTCCTGGTCGGAGGCTACGACATCAGCGGCGACGTCAACGCCCTGGACGCCATCACCGGCGCCCAGGCGCTGCTGGACTCGACCGACATCACCCAGTCGGCGCACTCCCGCATCGCCGGACTGCGCGACGGCAGCATGGGCTTCACCGTCTTCATGGACACCGCGAACGCCCACCCGGTCCTGAGCGCGCTGCCGACGGCGGACACGCTGATGAGCGCCATGCCCCCGCCCCAGGCAATCGGCACCCCGGCGGCGGCCCTGGTCGCGAAGCAGGTCAACTACGACCCCACGCGGGGCAGCGACGGCTCGCTGCTGATGAAGGTCGAAGGCCAGGGCAACGCGTTCGGGCTTGAGTGGGGCGTGCAGCTGACGCCCGGCGTCCGCACCGACACGACCGCGACCAACGGCGCCAGCCTCGACCAGGGGGCCGGGTTCAGCACGCCGAGCGTGCCGGCGTCGACCACGCCGGTCACGAACACGTCGCCGCTGCCCGCGACGGTGGTCATCTCCGGCGGCACGGTCAGCAACGTGTCCGTCAACGGGGTCACCGCGGGCGCCGGCGACGGCACCTACACCGTCCCGGCCGGCCAGACGATCGCGATCACCTACAGCGCCGCGCCGACGTGGACGTGGACCCTCCAGACGGCCAACGGGGCGCAGTGCTACCTGCAGGTGACCGGGTTCACCGGCACCAGCGTGACCGTGACCGTGCAGCAGGCGCCGGATAACGCGACCTGGACGACCCTGGCGGCGTTCACCGCGGCGCTGCTCAACAACCAGCCGATGGGCTTTTACAGCCCTGCGGTCCTGGTGCACGATGCGCAGCTACACGGCCTGCGCGTGAAGCCGATCAACGCCTTGCACTCGGGATGGAACTGCACTATCGAACACACGGTCAAGGACGACACGGACGTTCCGTGTTTGCGCATGGGGTTCCGTTACGTTCGCGGAATGCGGCAGATAGCGGCGGACAAGATTGTCTTCGAGAGGCAAAGGCTGCCATTCGAAGGAGTCGATGATTTCGTCCGCCGTATCCCCGAACTACAGAAAGCGGAGCTCGTCACGCTCAGTGAAATTGGTGCGCTCAATTC